GTGGCGACGATCAGGAAGCGTCGGAAAAAGGACGGCAGTTTCTCATACATGGCCCAGATACGCATCGCCAAGCGTGGTCAACCAGACTTCGCCGAGTCGCGAACGTTCCCCAAGAAAGCCATGGCCGAGGAGTGGGCTAAGCGCCGCGAGCTCGAGCTAATGCAGCCCGGTGGCATTCTGACGGCAAAATGGCGCGGCGTGACGATGAACGATGCTTTCGAGCGTTACATGCACGAGTTCGCCCAAGATGCCGGCCGCAGCAAGCGCGCCACCATCCAGCAGCTACAGCGCTTCCCGATCGCACAAGTGAAGATTACCGAGCTCGGCAGCGAGCAAATCATCGAGCATGCCGTCATGCGCAGGAACAGCGGCATCAAGCCGGCCACCGTTAACCAGGACATCGTCTGGATCGGGATCATTCTGAAAACCGCTGTGGCCGCATGGAAGATGCCGGTGAACCTCAACGACTTCGAATCGGCCAAGCTTCTGCTGCGTAGCAAGGGGTTGATCGGCAAGCCAGGTTCACGGGAACGGCGGCCTACCGAGAATGAGCTTGAGCGGATCCGCGCTTACTTCCGTCGCTCACAGCGGATCCGGCCGAGCGCCATTATCCCGATGGAAGATATCATGGACTTCGCGATTGCCTCCTCGAGGCGCCAGGAAGAGATCACACGGCTGCAGTGGTCCGACCTGGACGAGAAATGCATGACCTGTTGGGTGCGCGACGCGAAACATCCACGTCAGAAGTGGGGCAACCATAAGCGCTTCAAACTGACCCGCGATGCGATGGCCATCATCAAGCGGCAGCCCAGGGCGGCTGGGGAAGACCGAATCTTCCCCTTCAATGGCAAATCGATCGGCACCCGGTGGCGGGCGGCCACGGCCGCCACCGGCATCGATGATCTGCGCTTTCACGATCTGCGCCATGAGGCGACCTCACGACTATTCGAGGCAGGTTATGAGATTGTCGAAGTGCAGCAGTTCACGCTGCACGAAAGTTGGGAGGTGCTGAAGCGTTACACCCACTTGCGACCGGAAAGCTTACAGTTGAGATAGCTTAGCCGCTCGCAGCGATTTTTTTCAGTCGCAGAATATCCGCCTCTAAACCCAGCGCGTGCATCTTCCTATGGCAGTTCGGACATAAAGCAACCGTATTCTCTATGGTGTCTTCCCCGCCCTTCGCCAGCCATTCTATGTGATGACACTCAAGATACGGCCTTGTTTAGTACTGAAAGGGGCGGGCTGATGGCATAGATTACATACGCCATTTGCGCGTCGCTTGGCATATGCAGCTACGTATGGTGAGCGACCGTACTGAGTTATCACGGCTGGACGACTACCCGTAGACTGAGGTGCATTTCGTGCACGTTTCCTAAGTTCCTCATCCGACAGCTTGGCAGCCTGACGCTCCTTTTTCTCATAGAGTTCTTTGGCTGCTTGCTCATCCATCATTGGTTTGATTGTATCCTTCAGCTTCAAAGGGAACAGCCAAGCCAGTCGCTCATTCCCATTCTTATCCGGCTGCTTTTCTTGATAAGGTGAAGCTACTCGAATGACTTCGCCGACATAGGTATATTCTTTTGTCTTGAAAACCTCAAAAAGATGGACCGCAACACCGTTGGCTGGGCTTTCGTTCAGTGTTCTGTTCTGGGCTGCGTTAAGCTGCATATCGCCCAGTTGTCCCATGCCCGTATAGTGGATCACGTTCCCTTCCCAGCGATCCTCGTAAATCGACTCAATATGGTTCGTCACGATGACAAGCGTGTTTGTTCTCTTCGCTCGTCGCATACCCCCTTGCGGGCTACATCCGAAAACCTCGCAGAGCTGATCATTATTAAGTACATCGCCCGGTGAGAGGGCATTAATTCGGTCCTGCGACATGCATAACTTCCTTAGCAATAGGAATGTCTGCAGGTGCTAGTTGAAAGCTAAGCACCTTATCGATTGGGGCCCAAGTAACACAATCGTGTACTGATAGAATCGGCTCGCTTTTGTCAAGCTCAACTATGACGCCAATCAGCTTGATAGCTCCCCCAACGTAGCGATAGACGCTTTCTGTGAGGACCTTACCTGCTGTACATGAAAGCGAGAGCTCCTCACGGATCTCTCGCTCGATGCATTGCTGAATGGTCTCATTGGGCTCTTGCTTGCCGCCTGGGAATTCCCATAAGCCTGCTAGGCTTTGCCCCGGTGCTCTGCGAGCCAGCAGGATTTGGCCATCTCTGATAGCGAGTGCGGCGGCGACATGCTTCAAAGCAGGCTCTCCCAAGCGTAACGAAACGTAAGCCTAACTCAGCCTACCTTGGTACTTCTACCATCACGTATTAACACGATGCCATAGCTCACGCGCCTCAGCCCGCTTCTCATCCAGGTACTTGGCCAGATCCACCGCGCTGACCAGCCAAGGCGACTTCTGTGAGTCTCCGGCGCGGTAGACGGGTACCGGCAGGGCTTGGGCGCCGGCGCGCATGCTGGCGGTGCGGGCGTTGATGCCGAAGTAGCGGGGCGCGACCTCCTCGAGGGGGATCTCGGCGCGGCCGTTGAACTCGGCGAGCAGTCCGAAGTAAGTGTTCATGCTTGGCTCCTCTGCGTAGTACGCCAGCGGCCGTAGCGGGTGCGGATGCCCTTGAAGGTGGCGGCGGCGTAGGGGTTGTGATCGAGCTCGGCTCGGCTTTCGATGCGGCAGGCCTGGCAGAGCCAGTCCCGCGCGTCCTGTTCGTTGTGGGTACCGTCGGGCAGCTGGCTGGGCGTGAGGTCGAACTTGTGCCGCTTGCGCCGATCCAGGTAGAGCCGAAACAGCTCGTCCTGGCAGAGCATGGCGGCGGTTCTGGCCAGCCGGCCGCCCTTAACGGGCGGCATGCTTGGTCCTCCTTTCTCGATGGCTCTGGCAGACGATGCACGTCGTTGCCCAGGGTGCGGCCTGGCGGCGAGCGGCCGGGATCTCAATGCCGCATTCCTCGCAGTAGGGATCGGTTGCCACCGGTAATGGCCGGTGGCGGTTGGCGAGGGCGCCTTCAAGGCGCCGCTCCATTAGTTCTGTGGCGATATCGGCGTTGTCAGCCATGTTTGCCGCGCTCCTGTCCCGACTGGCTTCCCAATGCTCGGTTTCGTTCTTCGATGCGCTTAGCAATCCAAGAATCAATTTCCTCCTCCAGCCAGGCCACGCTTTTTCGCCCGATCGACACGGGGGGCGGAAAAGTGCCTTGTTTGATCCCTTCGTAGATGGCAGATCGACTCTTGCCGGTTTTCTGCTCGACCTCTCTTCGACGTAGCAGTCGGTTACCGCCGGGCTTTCCATCACGCTCTAGCTGGTAAGAACGGTCGTGTTGATTGGTCATGACAGACTCCTTGCTTCGTGGGGTTGTGGTATTGCCCGACGGGTGTGTTGTACGGGCAGGCGGGCGAGGTCGATACCGAGCTTGGTGGCGATGTGATCGAGCCCGGCGTCGGTGACTTCGGTACGGCCGTAGTGGGTCCAGCCGGCGACCGGATGGCGATAGGTGCCGGTCTTCACGCGCAGCAGGCGGCCACCGCGGTAGGCGCCGGCGGGCAGGTTGTCGGGGCCGAGCATGCCGGCCTGGCGCAGCCGACGGGTTAGGGTGTTACGGCCCAGGTTGAGCAGGGCGGCGGCCTGATCGAGGGTGTAGGTACGCATCGCTGATCTCCCTTTTCCTGTCAGCCACGCTCGAACAGCCAGCACTTAACGGTGCCGCCGTTCGGCCGGGTCTTCGAATAAACGGGATGGTTGGACGCCACGAACTTGCGCGCCTTGCTGCCCTTGAGCTGGCGTTTCAGCTCGCGCATGTCGAAGCGGAAGTGATGGTCGGCAGCGAGCTTCTCGAACTCCTTGAGGTTGATGGCGAGGTAGCTCTGGCCGGCGTTGTGGTCGAGCACGTTCTCTACGCGGGTGCGCTCCAGGTACTCGACGGTTTCCCAGAACTCCTCCACCAGCGGGTGGTCGGCATTGATGGCCTGCTGCCGCTCGATGGCCATCTCGGCCACCAGGTGGTGCGCCTGGACGATTGCCTCAGCAGTGAACAGGCCGAGGCCTTTCGGCCCCAGGCAATCCACCAGGGCGGCGATCTGGGCGTGGTTCTGGGCGATGCGCAGCGAGCGCACCTCGGGCATGGCGTGGATCTGCTCGAAGTAGTGCGACATTTGCTTGGCGTAGAGGCCGAGTAGCTCGCTCTCGCGTGAAGTGGCCTCGAGGATGAAGCGCGACACGTGGTCGATCTTCATGCCCTCGAGGGCCTTGGCCGCGGCGAAGGTCTCGCGGGTCTGGCCTTCCTTGGTGAAGAACAGGTGCACGATGCGCTGCATGATGGCATCGGAGCCTGCCACGGCGGCGTTCTGGCTGATCACGATGGCGCCACGGAAGGGCGGCTCGTAGGTGTCGCTGCCCATGTTCTTCACGCCGGTGGCGCGCACGCTGCGGCCGTTGTAAGCCGTCTTGAGCTCGTCCCAATCGAACTGCTTGGCCTTGTTGCCGCCCTCGGCGTCGCGATCGGACTCGATCAGCACCACCGGCAGGTTGGCGACCTGGACGAAGCGACGCGCGCGGCCGGCGGCGGACGACTTGGCCGGGTCGAAGCCTTCCTCGTCGTTGCGGCCGAGCAGCTTCCACATGAACTCGATCAGGGTCGACTTGCCGGCGCCGGCCTCGCCGACGATCTCGAGGAAAGGGAAGCTCTTGTCGCGTGAGCGGATCTGCTCGGCGAACAGGGTGCCCAGCCAGAAGGCGAGCGCGACGACGCCCTTGCTGCCGAAGGCGTGTTGAATCAGCCCCGCCCAATCGGTGCGGTAGTCGTTCGGATCGTTGTTGATGTGCAGCTGGGTGGACTGCGAGAGGGTCTTGAGCGCGGTGCGGCCCAGCTCGAAGAAGTCCTCGTCGTTGCGCTGGTAGATCTTGCCGCCCTTCACCGCGAAGTCGCCCAGCACATAGGCCTCGTACTCACGGGCATAGCCGACGAAGTTGATCGTTTCCACGGTGCGGATGGGCAGATGCTGTGCCAGGGTGGCGTCGAGCTGCTCGGTGGAGCCCGTCCACTGCGCGCCGGGGGCGATCGACAGCAGGCGCTTCTTGAACTCGGTGGCCGAGGCCAGGGCGCTGCCGGTTACGGTGTTCTTCACCGTGTAGCGCTCGCCCGGGTACTCGATGCGGTAGTAGTACCAGCTCTCGTCGGTGAGGGCGTTGCGCTGGAAATAGAGCGGGCGCGGATGGCAGTTGGCGATGCGCTTGATGGCACCGGACTGCTCCAGGGCCTTGTCGCGTGCCTGGCGCTCGCTCATGGGGCGGTCGCCGTCGATCAGGTCGCTGTAGATCTTCTGGTACTTGTCCAGGTCGAGCTTGAACCAATAGGTCTGGCTGCGATGGACGAAGGGGAACTCGCGGCGCTCGGTCTTCTCGTAGATCAGCAGCGCCTTGTCGTTCGCACTGGGGGCGATCAGCAGCGCGCCGTTGTAGCGGTACTCCTCGAGGTGCTTCTCGGTGAGCTCGCCGCGCTGATGCAGGTCGTTCCAGTCGCGCCCCTCGCTGGGCTGGGCGGCTTCGCACTCCCAGCCGGCGGCGCGCGCCCGGCGGATCAGCTTGAGCGTCCACTCCTGGCCGGCTTTGCCGGTATCCAGTGCCCATACCAGGGTGGGCCGAGTGCGGCCGGCCTGTCGGCAGGCCTGATCCAGCGCCTCGAGAGCCTTCTCGGGGTAGTTGTTGCAGCTCATCGCCGATACGGCGGCGATGCCGTGATGGGTGAGGGCGATGGCGTCGAAGACGCCTTCGACGATCCACAGCTCATCGACCGCGGCGAGCTCCACCGCCGGCGGGCACCACCACTGCCCGCGGTAGCTGCCGCGGAAGTTGGCCTTCTGCTTGCCGAAGCGGGCGGGCTTGTCGATCAGCCGTTCCCACCACACGCCGGCGCCCAGGGTGAAGCGCACGGTGGCGGAGGCGGCGTCGATCTTGGGATCGAAGAAGCTCTCCTGGGTGTACCAGCCCTGGATGCGCTCGAGCTCGAAGCCGCGGCCCATGCTCAGGTAGGCATCGGCCACCGGCGTGCTGCTTTGCGGCTTGCCCGGGGCGGGTGGCTGGTTGGCGAAGCGCTCGCTCCAGGAATCGAACAGCTCGGGGAACAGCTCTTTCACGTGGACCTGGCTGCCGCACTTGTTCTCGCGGCCGCACTTCACCATCCAGGGGGCATCGGCCTTGATGAAGGCTTCGCGCTTGCCGCATTCGGGGCAGCGCACCTTCTGCAGGTACGTGCCGCGCTCTTCGGCTTCGAAGTCGCGGATCAGTCGCGTCACGATGTCGTCGCGCAGCCGGTTATCCATGAACGGTGCCTTCTCTACGGGTTCAGTGCTGGGAGGTGGCCGGGGGCAGCGGTGTGCTGCGCTCCTGGGCGTGCAGGCGCAGCAGATCGGCCACGGAGAAGGCCAGGGCGGTGCGGCCCGGGCGGCGCACGATCACCACATGGGCGGTGGAGGCCTCGGCGTCGATGTAGGCGGTCTGGTTCAGCGTCTCGAGCTCGGCCAGGGCCTGCAGAGCGGCCAGACCGGCACGCTCCAGGGTGATGCCGTGGGCCTCGACCAGGTGAGAGGTGCAGCGCTCCAGCGCGACGGTGCGCTGATATGGCCGGGGCATTTTCAACAGGTACGCGCAAGCCGCGTCATTGATCGTCAATGCGTGCATGGGTCTCGCTCCGATTGTGGGTGTTGCTGGGGTGGGTGGCGGCTACCCGGTAGCCGCCTTCGCCATGGCCAGTTCGCGCAGGCGTGGCACCAGCGGCAGGGCGACCGTGGGATTCGGCATGTCGCTGGGCGTGATGGTGTGGGTGATCTCGATGGAGATCTTGCCGCGCCAACCGCACTCGGGGTTACGGCACTCGATGACCGCCTCGCGGTACACCGGGGTGAGCCCCTGGCTCTTGCGGATGCCCGCCGTTTCGCCGCAGTGGGGGCAAGGGATACGCGGCTTGTTTCGGAACTGAGTGGTCAAGGTCAGTTTCTCCCTGCGAGATAGAGGGCGCGCCCGCGCCCGGTGAGCCCTTGAGTGCCCTTGCGCAGCCTTCTGCGCAGCAGCCACTCGGCGGCTTCTTCGTTCGTTCTGAGGTTCTGCTGAACGCGAACCTGATCGAGTACGGCTTCGAGCTCGTCATCCAGCGGGAGCTGCAGTTCGCCGCGGCGGGACTCGTCAGCCATAAATCCAGTGCTCCTTGAGGTCCTCAAAAGGGCCTGCCATTCCTACGCCCGGCGGGGCACATTGAGTTCGAGATCGGCGATGCCCAGGGTTTCCAGGGCTTCCTTCATCACCAACTGACGCAGCAGCACGGCCTTGTCGATGCCGGTGTAGTCGACCAGCGCATCGATCAGGCGCCGCTCGTATTCGTCGAGGTTGATGGCGCCGTAACGGGAGCGCACACGCTTGGGGTCCTGGTACATGGTGGATGTCCTTTCTGATATGCATCAGTGAGGGGCGATAGAATCGGAGCGACTCGATGGGCAGCCAGTGGCATCGGGTGGCACCGCAGACGACAAGGGGGTAGACGGATGAAGCAAATGAGCGCTATCGGCGACGTGATCAAACGTGCCCACGGGCTTTGGGAAGTCATCGATACCGGCGGTGAGGCCGCTAAGCGGCTTTCCGACCTTCAGAGGGCGCTGGTGGAAGCCCAGATACGCGAGACGGCGCTGATTGAGGAGAACGCTGCGCTGAAGCAGACGGTTGCCGGCTATGAACAGTTTGAGATTGAAAAGCAGCACTACGAACCGGAGCAGCTGCCCAGCTCGGCTTGGGTGATGCGGCTCCGCGTCGGGGTGCATGTCGATACGCATCTTGCGCAGCAGGGCATGCAGTTTTGTACACAGTGCTTCTTCAAGCGTCAGCTTTCGATACTCCAGCCGCTCGATAAGCGCTCTGCGTCCAGCCGGTTTCTTCAATGTCATGTGTGTCGCTCCGAAGTGATGATCGATCCGCCCCCGCGGGGCTGCGTGGATGTCTGCTGATCAGCTGGCAGCGAGGGTGTCGTCTTCGTAGCCCTGCATGCCGCGCAGCATCAGCATTCGCAAGGTGCTGGAAACGCTGCGCATCTCGACTTCGGCGATCTCCTTGAGCTTTTCGCGCTCGGTCGGGGTGATCTGGGTCATCACTTGTTTGCTACAGCCGTTGGGGCTGCGTGAGTAAGCGGCGCCATGGTTACGAATGGTTTCCTTGGTGTGCATGGGGTAGGCTTCCTTTGTGGTGCTTTAGGGATTAACGGGGTATCGATGGCAATCAAACAGGTGATCGACGTGGATATGCCGCTGATCCACGATTACGACGAGGCGACAGGCGAACTGGTATTAACGGTCCCACTGCGCTCCGAACCAGGTCAGCACCGAGAGGCAGACCAGCCCCCGGAATACGCTCAGCTGCGTGTATCAGCGGCAGCACAAGGATTTCTCGAATATCAGTTCGGTCGGCTGGAATCCGAGGCCACAGTGCCGCCATCACGGCATCGAACGCCTCGTCAGATACAGTGATGATGCTGCCGTCTAACAGAGCGTGGGGTACCGGGTAGGCGGTGAAGCCGCTGTCTTCGGCCATGGGTGGCTCCGATGGTGTCAAATGGATTGTCGATAACTGCTTTGTGGATTCGATTGAAGCAAAGCATGGAATCAAACGAATTGCCTGTCAAGGGCAAACGAGACCTTTATGGATTCGATTGGATCTAGGCTGCGCGAAGAGCGCGACCGTCTGGGCCTGACACAGACAGAGATCGGTGATGCAGCTGGTGTGACCAAGAACACTCAGCGCTTGTACGAAATGGATCAGCGCAGTCCTAAGGCGGATTACTTGGCGGCGCTAGATGCGGCAGGGGTCGATGTGGGATACGTGCTGACCGGCCGGCGTGGTGGCGCTCCCAACCTAGCCGCCCAGCGGGTAACCGATGGGACTCCCGTATCTGCGGCCAACGGCCCAGGGCCTGGGCTGGCCTCCGTAAAGTTGTACGACGTGGAGGGTGCCGCCGGTGCCGGCCGCTCCCTGGAAGAGGAGCGCGTCGAGGGCATGCTCTACTTCCCGGAAGCGCAGTTGGAGGCCCTGGGCATCCAGGCGGGGCAGGTGGCAGGCATCAAGGTGCGCGGGGATTCGATGGAAACCACGCTGGCCGACGGCGACTGGGTGCTGGTCGACCTGGCCAATCGCGATCCGCGGCAGGAAGGGGTGTTTCTGCTGACCGTGAGCGGCGAGCGGCGCATCAAGCGCGTGCAGCGCCTTGCCGGCGGCGCGTTGTACCTGATCAGCGATAACGACCACTACCAGCCAGAGATGATCACACCGCAGCAGATGGGGGAGGTCGAGATACTGGGGCGGTGTGAGGTGCGGATAGGACGGATTTCTTAATAACATGCTTCTGTGATAAAGCAGGGTATCGCCTGGGACGAGCCACGAAAGATGAAAAAGCTTTCTGAAAAGCATAAAAAACATTTAGTTCGTGCTTCTGAGCGCGAGATGGATAAGCGTATCCGGAAAAATACAAAAAGAAACAGATTAAACAAGTCTCGTTTAGGATATTATGTTCTTTGTTCACCAGGTGTGCTAAGCCTGATGCGTCGTCAGTCTAGATCTAGATTAATTGCTTTCACGAGAAGCATTCATAAATTGGTAAATAAAGGGAAAAGGAGGATTTGGCTAGATTTTTCTGATCTTAACGAAGTTGTTGCTGATGGCATGATCTACTTGCATGCGGAATTGTCAAGGTTGTCTAGAGTTGTGAAAGGGCTGCAGTTTAGGTCATCACCACCTTCTAATAAAACTGTAGGACAGGTATTTAATCAGATTGGTTTTTCTAAAGTCATTAATTGCAAAATAGGTGTTTCACCTGAATGTAATAGAAAAGACGTCTCTACATGGCTTTGTGCTTATGGGGAGAAGGTGGTAGGGGAGAAGTGTGGAGGTATCTTGGATTATTACCAAGGACGCATGGCTGATTCTTTGACTCGCGAGCTCTTTAGAGGAATGACGGAGGCGATGACTAATTCATATCATCATGCGTATATTAAGGAAAGAGGAGACTCGTTAAGACATATTGATTACTACAAGCCTTGGTGGCTGTTTTCGCAAGAAGTTGATGGGAAGCTGAGTGTGGTGTTGTGTGATCTAGGGCTAGGGATTCCTGGGACAATTCCTATTAACAATCCTGGTCTGATGAGGAAGTTGAAGCGATTCTTTGGTAAAGACTTAACCGACTCTGTAACGATAAAAGAAGCTATAGTAAATAGTAAAACAAGAACTCACAAAGCTTACCGAGGAAAAGGGTTAAGACAAATTGTTGAAACAATAAATAATTCTGAAGATGGAAAAATCTCCATCCTTAGCAATAAGGGGTGCTATACTCATACAGAAAGTGGTGAGACGAATTTAACGGACTATCCAGCTAGCATAGGAGGAACTATAATATGCTGGCAGGTTTCTCTACCAGTTGAATCGGTGGACGTCAACGCATTCAGTGATGATGAGGCTGTGTTGTACTAATGTTTGATTATGAAGGCGAGTCTTATGCCATTGATTAAAGGTGCAGCCATGAAAACTATTGAGCTTGCAAAAGTGTTTTCAAGGTATCCTGCTGGACGCTATAAAAGCGATGGGCCCTTTAGTGGTGAGAAGTTCCGTGAGGAGATGTTGCTTCCCTTCATTAACAACGAAGATCTAGTCGTCATTGTCCTTGATGGCGCAATGGGCTATGGCTCGTCTTTTTTAGAAGAAGCTTTTGGCGGGTTGGTGCGAAAACTTAAAAATAAAGATATTGTAAAAAAGAAATTGGTGCTCGTGTCTAAAGAAGATCCATTTCTTGTTAAAGAAATTAATAGCTATATTGAACATGGATTAGATGAGCGCAATGCTTGAATCGTTTTGGTTTTTTTTAATAGACAAAGAAAATTATCATTTTCTGCGGCTGGCATCAGGATCCGTTACTTGGATTTTGATTCTGGGAGGGTGGTTTGTCGTCAACAAACAAAATAATAGCCGGGAGTTAAGAAAGGAGCTGCGTTCGGTACTCGATGCTGTTCGTGTCGATATTTTAGATCTTTCTGCGGAGTCTGTGAAATATCACACCGAACAGCCTGGGAAAGACGAGGATTATAACATAGTAATGAAATTTAAACGAATTAACCGGAGAGTCAATAGGCTTCCTTTGTCTCTGCATGATAGAAATAATATATTAAATTTAATTTTCTTGTTCAAGAAGGCGGTTACGCTGCGAAATTTTGAAACTAGTAAATATGAACGGCAGGCGAAGAATTCTCAACTAGTTGGTGAAATAGAGCACGCAGTGGAAGAAGTTTTAGATGAAATTGAGCATTGTTTCTCCCGGAAATTCAAGTAATTACTAAACGTTTTTTATTTTCTTCGTTATGAAATCTTATTTCCAAGTTTCGGCGGGTGGCTCACGACGTGCCACTCGAGCAGCTCGAGCCTTGGCGGGGCTACCGGCCCGCGGCTACTCAACCGACGTCGCTCGCCGCATCCTCCGGTCGAACTGCACGATATCGGTCCAGCCGCACTTACGGCACGCCACCACGCGAACACTCCCGGTCTCCGGCGCTTGGAACATTTGCCATTGCTGATCGCGACTCAGCTCAGCATTGCCACAACTGCAGCACAGTGCGTGGGAGCCGAGTGTCGAGAATTGGTAGTGGATAGCTCTGGTAGGCATGGGTTCTCTGCCGTGCGTTTGTGCTTGTTAGAGCACATTATGAGCAGAGGCAAAGGCAGCGCATGTAAGAGATCGCCTATCCACCTTGTCAGAACATTCCGCAGCGCTGCGTGATCCAGGCATGGAGTCGTTCCGGGTCGGCGTTCTCTTACAGAATACAGCGGTCTTCTCTTGCAGAGAGGTGAAAGGGGCTGGGGTAGGCTGAGTGAGCTCAGCAGGCATTGCATGGATGATCCCCCCGGCCATGGACGGCCACCCCTTCTATGCTCGCCACATGTGTGGACGATTCTCTCAATTCAGCGCCTATCCACGGCTCGCCAAGCGACTCCGCGTCTCGATGGATGCTGACGCTCCGCCGCCGCGCTACAACATCCCGCCTGGTACCTGGATCGCGGGGGTTCGGAAGTCGGCGCACGACGCGCCGCCAGTGCAGCTTAATTTCTGGTGGGGTTACCGGCCGAAGTGGGCGAAGGGCAAGGCGGCGCAGCCGATCAATGCCCGCGTCGAGACAGTGGCCACCAGCGGCTACTTCAAGCACGCTTTCGCCCGTGCCCGTTGCATTGTTCCTGCTGATGGCTGGTACGAGTGGTTGGCCACCGTGAGCGGCAAGCAGCCGCACTACTTGACTCGGATAGACCGCGAGCCGATCGCCTTTGCGGGCATCTATGCAGAGAGGGAGGATGGCAGCTTAGGCTGCGCGATTCTAACTGAGCCGGCACGCGGCAGCGCTGCTGAGGTGCATGACCGCATGCCGCTGATTCTCGACGACGCCAGCCTTGAGCCGTGGCTCGATCCCGACCTGACTGACCGAGAGACGATCCGCGCCGTTGTGCGCCATATCGATGCTGGCGTGATCGAGCACTGGCCGGTCAGCCGGGCCGTGAACCGGCCCGGCAATGATGAGGATGCGGGGCTGATCAACCCGGCCTAACCTGCTTGTAAACTATCTCCTACAAACACGGAGCAGCATTCTTACGCAACGGCTTATCCTGGGTTAAACCCTTACTCGCTCATAGCGACTACCTTGGTATGTAACGGGCTAGGGAGAGCCCTACAGGGAAGGCCGAGCGACGGAACGCTCTGTACCATGGATGTTTGGGCAGGAAGCCCGAAGTTGGATGGATAGGGATGCGTTGACTGGAAGCCCGGCCCCCCCAGTGGCCGGGCTTTTTTTCGGCAGGCTGAGTTGGCGCATGGCTCCCATGGCAGATTTCTGTCCCTAGCGAGAGACGCTTTGGATTCGCGTTCTCTATGGGTTCGCCAAAATATCGCGTCTCATCGCGCCTGCCCTGGCGGTTGCCAGGGCTCTTTTACAGATCGAGCATGGGTCGGTGAGCCGGGCCGTGTACAAGCCTCGCGAGGGCCAAGGCGCTAAAATGATTCATTTAGCATAGTTGTTCGTTCAAAATTGTCTGCCACTGTTGTATGTTTACTGTGAGTCGCCTAACCATGCGTTCCCTTGCTGTGTTCGCCTTGAGTACGCGTCTCATCGCACCGCCCGGCCATCAATGGCCGGGCTTTTTATTTTCGCCACCCTCTCGTAGTAGCCGATATCTTACGTTTCGCATGGTTAATCTCTTACGCAGCGCGTAACCCAGGTTATGTTGGGAGGCGATAGGAGATGGCATCGTGAGTCTAGAGCAAAGGAAAGCTCTTGAGGAAAACGAGCAGGATGCTCGAGTAACCAAGGATGCACCGACAGGATGTCAGTGGAGCAGCTAGCAAGGAAGTGCGGTTCGAATGCCCGGCTCTAATGCCGGGCATTTTTTTGTAGCGGTCAGATCATCGCGCCTGTACCAGTGGCAACTCGTCCCATCGCGTTGAGCAACGCTGGGTGAGGTTGGCGCAGCGCAGGTGCCACGCGGCGCCCGGCGTCGGTCGGCCGAGGCTGACGGTTCCGCGCCCCATCCGCTTGTTCAGTTCGTCCATGGTATTCATCAGCTTCGCGCTGCGCTGCCTGTCGGCGTCGCTCTGGGGCGTATCGAGCAGCGAGAGCTGTTGCCGGCTGGCGTCGACCAGGTCGAGCAGCATCACACCGCCTTTCTGGTACAGGTAGCCCTTGCGGTAGATCCGCTGCAGGGCGTGGCCGGCGGCGTGCAGGATCTCGCGGCTGTCGGCGGTGGGGCGGGGCAATTCGAGCACCAGGCTGGGTGAGTACTGGTGCAGATCTTGCCTGAAGGGGTTCGTCTTCAGAAACACCAGCACCGCCTTTGCCAATCCATTCTGCCGGCGCAGTTTCTCCGCGCCACGCTGCCCGTGCTGTCGGATCGCCTCGCGGATCTCGTCCAGGTTGTCGGTGAGCTTGCCAAAGCTGCGGCTGGTCATGATGCGCTGGCGGGCTTCATCGAAGTCGTTCATTTCGATGCAGGGCACGCCCCGCAGCTCCAGGGCGGTGCGCTCCAGGGTGACCGAGAAGCGGCGCCGGATTTCCTTCGGGTTGGCCTGGGCGAGGTCCCAGGCGCTCTTGATGCCCATCACGGTCAGGCGCTCGACGAGCCGGCGGCCGACGCCCCAGACGTCGCCCAGCTCGATTTTCTTGAGCAGTACCTGCGTTTCCCTGCTGTCGTGCTGTAGCACGCATACGCCTTGGTAAGCCGAGATTTTTTTGGCCGCACGGTTCGCTAGTTTGGCGAGCGTACGCGTCGGCGCGACGCCCACGCAGACAGGAATGCCGGTGAACTGACGCACCTTGTGGTGCAACTGCCGGGCGTGCTCGAGCAACTGCTCGTGGGTGAAGCCATCGAACCTCACAAACATCTCGTCGATGGAGTAGGGCTCGACGGCCGGGGCAAACTCCTCGAGCACGGACTGCACCCGCTGGCTCATGTCGCCGTAGAGCTCGTAGTTGCTGGAGAGTAGATGGATGCGCCCCTGACGCACCAGATGCTGAAGCTCGAACGCCGGTGTGCCCATCTTGATGCCGAGGGCTTTCAGCTCAGTGGAGAGCGCGATGACGCAGCCGTCGTTGTTCGACATCACACCTACCGGCAGGCCGCGCAGCCGGGGCTGGAACACGCGCTCACACGATACGTAGAACGAGTTGCAGTCGACCAGTCCGATCATGGTCATACGGGGTACTCGTGGATGACCGAACGGACGACTCCCCACACCTGACACTCGACATCGACGAGCGGAATGGGCGCGTAGCGTGGGTTGCCTGAACAGAGGCACGGCACGTTGCCCCTCAGCTCGTAGCGCTTGACGGTGATCTCGCCGTCGATCATGGCGACAATGATGTGTCCGGGGCGGGGCTCGAGAGAGCGATCGACCAGCAGCAGATCACCCTCGTGGATACCCAAGCGCTCCATGCTGTCGCCGGTCACGCTCATGAAGAACGTTGCGGAAGGGCGCTTGACCAGCCGTTCGTTGAGATCGAGCGTGCGGCCCTCGTAATCCTGTGCCGGGCTGGGAAAGCCGGAAAGCCCTGCACGGCCGAGCGCGAGGGGGTAGGGAAGCGCAAGCGACGGCGGCTCGGGGTGAGCCGGAGTGAGCGTTGGCAGTGTCATGTGAGTCCCTTTGTACTGCTGTCGTTTTATACAGTATTCTCGACATTGCCGCTTCCAGGCAACAGGCAAACGCTAATGAAAGTTAGCCGGCCGGGCGGCCTACTGAGAAAAAAGTGAGACGAGGCAGGGGTATGCGCGTGAATTACCTGGGCCCGCTGTGTGCGGGCATGCATCCGGCGATGGAAGGGCTCAACATTCGGCAGTTTCCGCCCAGCTGCTTCTTGGTCGAGGTGAGCGCCGAGGCCGGGGTGAGCGGCCCCATCATGGAAGGGGATCTGTTGATCGTGGATGAGGGTAGATCGGTGAGCCATGCCGACCTGGTGGTGGCGGAGCTGGATGGCGAGCAGCGGCTCTTCCGCACGCACCGGATCGGAGGCGCCTACCGGCTGCTGCCGACGGCAGGGCCACGGCATTCGGTGATCGCGCGGGCGAGTGACCTGCGTGGTGTGGTGGTAAGCCAGGCGCGGCGGTATGCCGTTTGAAAGAATGATGTCTTACAGCTAGGTAAGACATTAGCCATATTGCAACCACGGTGCGATTGGTAGGTTGAACGTGACGTCTCGTGATGCGATCGACTCGCCGCGGTCGCCAGGGATGAAGAGAGACGTTGCAGCAAGGCCCCAAGCAGGGATGTTCGGGGCCTTGCTTATTTGCGTTCCTGGGCACGTTCCATACCCAGTACCTCGCACCTCGCCCGGGTGCCAAAGCCATTGTCGTCGAGGGTGTGTTCCACCTCGGTGACACGCCAGGGCGTGGCGTCGATCTCGGGCTTGAAGCCGCTGACCTGCAGCGGCGATTCCGGCAGCATATCGGCGCGGCCGTGGGCTAGTGTCAGCTCGAATTCGGCCAGGCCACGCTGGATGCGTCTCCACTCCGCGCGAGCAGCATCCAGGGCGTCGGCCTCGCTGGCATAGGTGGGACGTAGCTGTTTGGCGTTCCCGTCGTCGCCGGCGAGAACGATGCGTCGCTGGGCACCGCTGGTGTCGTTCCAGTAGGCCTTCACACCGCTGTAAGCATCGCGGTCGGTGATGCTGTAGCGGTGCTGGTCGCCGTCGTGCCGGGTCAGGGTGATGGTGGGCATGCCCCGGCCGCTGGCGGTGAGTGCCTCGCCGGCCAGGGTGAAGAGCAGGCGGCCGGCCTTCACCGCAGCGATGGCGTCATAGCGCTGGCCAAGCCGGGTCAGAAAGTTGAGGTCCGACTCCTCGGTCTGGTCGATATGGCTGACGCGGATGCCGGCCAGGATGTGGCCAATGACCGGCTCGAGCTCGTGCCGGCGCGCGATGGTTTCGACGATCTCGCCCAGGGCGAGGTTGTGCCAGCCGTGGGTGCGTTTACCGGGCAGCTCGCCACGCATGTCGGCGGAGCGCGCGCGGATGATGAGCTGATCCGGCGAACCGGTGTGCTGGATCTCGTCGACGGTGAAGGTGCCTTTCTCGACCAGACCTTCGTGCTGCCAGCCGAAGGCGAGGGTGAGCTCGGCGCCACGGCGGGGCAGGGCCAGGGCGCCGTCGTGGTCGGCCAGGGTGATGTCGAGCTGATCGGCCTCGAGGCCGCGCTGTTCGCGCAGGGTGAGGCTGACCAGGCGGCCGTTGAGGCGTGGCGTGATGTCGGTACCGGCCAGGGTGAGGCGGTAGCTGGGCCGGCGGTAGCGGTAGGGCGTGGTGTGAGCGTTCATGGCGGGCTCACACGTAGGCGCCGGCCAGGCGGGCGACGGTGTAGGTGGTAAGGCTGCCGAGCAGATCGGTGCGGGCGTCATCGACGTGCTCGAGCGTGAGCGTGAACTCGATCTTCTGCGGCATGCCGTCGCGGAAGAAGTGGCTGGCGGTTTCCTCAACCTGGGTCACGACCCACAGGCCGTACTGTCGCCCGGTGCCTTCCACCAGCGGCCAGGCTTGGCCCTGGTCGGCCATGTCGCGGATCTCGTCCAGGTCGAGGCGGCCACCGGTAAATTCTGGGAGCAAGGTGCCGATAAGAGTGATTCGGTCCTCGCCAGGGCCGACGTACTGGTACGCCGGCCGCTCGCCGACGCGCGACTGATTGGCATGGCGCCATTGAGTGACCCGCTTGAGCTCCTGATAGGGCACGGAGCGGGTCTGAAAAACGAACATACCGAGAGCCATCAGCATTTGGAGGGTCCTATGGCAGCGAAAACAACGAAAGCTTCGTCGCGTCCTGATTCACAAGCGATACAGTTTCTTTCAGTTTATTTAGTTTCGATTTTGGTAGCAGGTTGCCTCACTTTAGGGTTAGGGAAGGCAGCTGGTTGGGAGACGGTTTTCAATTCACTACGTGAAGCTCAAGTTACCGGACTTCTGGCCTTTTCTGGCTTGGCTATCGGCATAGGCCTTCAAGCTGCTGGAAGCCGAAGATATATAGCTATCGCTTATGCTTTCGGCTTCCTCATGGCGCTTGGGCATCTCATGGCAACGATGGCACCGAAGCAGGAAATCGGTTCGGATTTGATACTGATATACATCTGTCCCGTCTTATTCATTACCGGCATCGTGACAATGTTCTCCAGCAGTGTCCTAGCCTTCCGAGCTCACATTGATGAAGGGGAAGGAGAGGCTATTCCGTATCCCACAAGGAAGATCGTCGACGAGCCTTAGCCTGGTCGGATTGTTGCGCCAGGGCGCGTTGAACCTCCGCAGCGACGTACCTGGCCAGCGCCTTTTCATCCATGCCGGGTGAGCCGTAGACGTTGATCGTCATTTCTCGGCTTCCCATCTGTGCCGGCGCCGGGGCACTGAGAGCCGGCCTCCGGTCGATGGGGATATCCGCCACGGCGGGCAGGCCGGCGGTACCGATGGCGATGCCGGCGCCGGCGGTGGCCACGCGCCGGGCGATGTCGCGCACCCGCTTGGCAGGCTCGTCGCGCTGGCGGTCGAGTCCGACGTTGAAGCCGTCCACCGTGAAGCCGCCGTACTCGGCAAACACTCGGCTGGGGGAGTTGATGCCCAGGGCGTCGCGGAACCAGCCGGTAACGCCATCGGTGAGGCTGCCGACCTTGTCTTTCAGTGCCTGCCACTTGGCATCGATACCGGCCATCAGGCCGTCGATCATGGCGTTGCCCAGGGTTGAGAAGCGCTCCGGGATCTCCACGCCCATGCTCTGCAGGCCGGCAGTGATGCCGCGCCAGAGAATGCCCATGGGCGACCAGTCGAGCAGCAGCCGCGAGACGCCGGCGATGCCGCCCGCGAAGGCTTCTTGGATGGCTTGCCAGGCGTTGCCGAACAGCTCCGTGACACCGTTCCATAGGTTGCGGAAGAAGCCGCTGATCGGTTCCCAGTATTTGATGATGAGGAACACGGCAGCGGCGATCGCCGCGACGGCCAGGCCGATGGGGTTGGTGGCGAGGAACCCGGCTATGCCCTTCACCGCGGCCAGCACGGCGGGGATGGCGACGCCGGCGAGCCGCACCAGGGTGCCGATCAGCCCACCGCCGTTGATGGCGAGCAGGGCGAAGCCGTAGCGCAGCATGACCAGCGGCCCGAGGATCGAGGCCAGCGAGAGGGTGATGGCGCCGCCGATGGTGACCAGGGCGATGAGCCCGGCGGCGAGCTTGGCGATGGTACCGGCCAGCTCCGGATTCGCTTTGATCCAGTCGCCCACGCCGCGCAGGATTCGCGTCACGGTTTGCACGAGTTCGCGCAGCGGGCCGTTATTGGTATCCGTGACGCTGATGCCCACTTCTTCCCATGCCGAGCGCATGTTCTTCAGGTCACCGCCGATATTGTCGGCCATTACTCGGGCCATCTCGGCGTTCTCGCCGTAGCTTTCGCCCAGGGCGGCAATCAACTGGTCGAGCTCGCCGGCGGCCATGGAGTTGACCAGCTCGGCCATGCCGCTGCCGGCCTCGGCGCCGAAGATCCGCTGCAGCACTTCCTTGCGCTCCACGTTGCCCAGCTCGGCCGTGGCGGCGTTGATGTCGCGCAGGATGTCCGGCATGTCGCGCATGTTGCCGTTCACGTCGGCTACCTGGATGCCGTAGCTCTCCATCAAGCCGGCGGCGGTGGAAGTGGGCGCGGTGAGGCGGTTCATCATCGCCCGCATGGTGGTGCCGGCTTGGCTGCCCTGGATGCCGATGTTGCCGAGCAAGCCGGCCATGGCGGCCGCCTGTTCCATGGTGAGGTTGAGGTCCTCGGCGCCGCCGAGGTACTTCATCGTTTCCCCGAGCATCTCCAGGTTCACGTTCGCCCGGCTGGCGGCGCCCGAGAGGATGTCGGCGACCCGGCTCATCGAGCCTTCCTGCTCGAGGTCGATCTTGAACGCGCCGGCAATGTTCGAGGCGATGTCGGCGGCGCGGCCGAGCTCAGTGTTGTTGGCCAGGGCAAGATCCAGCACGTCGCGCATGGAGGCCTGGATGGCTTCCGCGCTCATGCCAGCGCGCAGCAGAAACTCCTGGCCGGCGCCGACTTCCGTGGCTGAGAAGGCCGTGGAGCCGCCCAGTTCTCGCGACTGAGCGCGCAGGGCCTGATAGCGCTCGTCATCTGCCGAGAAGCGGCCCACCGCCTGGAGCGTGCTCATCTGCTCGGCCCAGGAAACCCCTGGAGCGAGCAGGCGCGAGGCGGCGTAGCCTTTGGCCAGGCCACTGCCCACGCCAGCGGCACCGACGCCGGCCATGCGGTTTACGCGGCCCATGGATTGGCTGTAGGCCTGGCTTGCCTGGGCGGCGCGACGCTGCTGCTCGGCGACACGGCGCAGGCGATTCTGGTGCTGCTCGAGCTGCTGGTTGGCATTGCGCACGCGCTGGGCCAGCTCGCGTTGCTGGTTGACCAGAGAGCCAGTGACGCCGCTGACGTCGCGCATGTTGCCGCGCAGCCGCTGCAGTTCGCGCTGCTCGCCCTGGTACTGCTGCTTGAGTTCGCGAGCCTTGCGGATCGCGGCGTCGCGCTGGCGGGTCAACTGGCGAGTGGGGCCGTCAGCTTGCCGGATCTGCTGGGTGAGTTCACGCACCTGGCGCTGCTGCGCCTGCAGGGCGGTGGCGGTCTGCTCGCTGGATTGCTTGAGGGCGGTGAAGCCGCGCATGTCGCGCTGGGCGCGTTCCAGGGTGCGCAGCTCGTCGCGGCTGGCTCGCAGTGCGCGAGCGGTCTGGTCACTGCCTTGGGTGATCTTGCGTAGCGGGCCGGTGGCCTGATCGATCGCCCCCAGGAGAACCTGCATTCTGAGCGGCTTGGCCACCGGTGGCTCCTTCAGTCAGCGTCGCGCTGGGTGCGGCGACGGGCGCGCTCGCGCCATTGCATGAGTTCGGCGAGGGTGAAGCCGGCACAGTCGGCCGGCGTCCAGTGGAAGGTGACGGCGAGATCCGCCATGGCTTCTTCGACGTGCTCGGGCAGGCTCAGGCGCTCTCGCCCTTGGCCCGCTTCGTCAGCAAAAAACCGGCGATAGCGCCCCCGATCTGCACCAGGTCGGCGGGGTCGAGGTTGCGCATCTCGGGTTCGGTCAGGGCCGGGCTCGAGAGGCGCGGGGTGAGCTTGACCAGGGCGTCGACCTGCATCTGCAGCACGTCGGAGAGGGCCAGGCCGCGCAGCTCGCCGGCGTTGGGTTTGCGCAGGAAGAGCTTCTCGATCTTCTGCTCGCCGCGCTGGATGGGTGTGTCGAGTACGATCTCTTCGGTGGTGGCGTTCTTGGGCATGCTTGACGTTCCTATGGCGTGGTGGAGAAGGGGAGAGGTTTACAGGCCCAGCGCGCGGCGGCGCTCGGCGAAGCGATCCTGGCCGTTGACCTTGAACACCAGGCCGGGCACGTCGATTTCGATGACAGTGGCGCCGTCGATCACGAGCTTGTAGTAGCTGCAGGTGGTGGTGACCTGGTGGGCGGTGTTCTCGCCGGCCTTGGCTTCGCCCATGGCGATACGCTGGTGGCGGCCGCGCACGACGACAGTGACGGCGGAGGTTTGGCCGACGTCGTCGCGCTCGTAGAAGCCTTCGAAGCGCAGCAGGTCGGCATCCAGGCGGTTGGTGCCGAAGTTGTCGAAGATCTCCGGGACCAGGCCGCCGACGGTCCATTCGAAGGTGAGCTTCTCCATGCCCAGGTCGATATCGACCGGGGCGTCCATGCCGCCGCCGCGCCATTCTTCCATCTTGCGGGCGAGCTCGGGCAGGGTGAGGGTGTCGACCAGGCCCTGCCAGTTGTCGCCATTGCCGAACAGGTTCAGGTCCTTGAGTTTCTTGGGCAGTGCCATCGATCAGGCTCCTTGAGGTTTCCGGTGCCGACCGTCAGGCGGCGATGCGCGCGGCGAAATCCACCAGGTACTGGTCGGTGATTCGCTGCTGGAACATGAGGTTTTCGAGGGGCGGCACGGGGGTGTAGTCGTAGTCGATGTACAACTTGCCGTACTTGAGGGTGGTTTCGGAGTTGGCCTGTTCGTTGAACCAGGCGTTGCCGTCGATGATGTAGCCCAGCGCCTTCCACTCGCGGAACTTTGCGTTGATGCCCTCGATGATGTCCCGCGCGAGGGAGGGGTGCATGGGCTTGTCCACGGCCCAGAGGTGAGCCTCGGCCATGGTGTCCGCCACGACTTGCGCGGTCCTCGTGTAGTTCTCGAACGGGAACAGGCCATCGGTATCGCAGGTGCGCGAGCCCCAGAAGCGATAGCCGCCCTGGTTGATCAGCGTGGTGACGTCCGCCGCGTTGAGCACGCCGGCATCGGTGGCCGGATCCTGAAGATCCCAGAACACATCGCGGGAGATGCCGGTGACGCCCTGCACCGGCACATTCGAAATCGTCTTGTGCCAGCCGACGGTTTCATCCAGGTAGGCGCGCAGACCGAGCGCTCGGGCCACGGCGGAGAGAGTGGCGGTTTCGCCGGCGTCGGTATCGAAGCCGGTGAACTCCGGCCACAGCACCATGACTTCGCGCTGGCCGAAATTCTCGCGATACATCATCGCCTCTTCAACAGTTTCACAGCCGTGTGCCGATACATAGGCGAAGGCGCGCAGTTGCCGGGCGACGGAGACCAGCTCGGCGGCCACGTCGATATCGTCGAGCTCCGGCACGCCCAGGATCCTGGGCTTGATGCCGAAGCGCTGATGGGCGGCAAGCAGCGCCTTGATGCCGGTCTTCTGGCCGCTGGCGGTAACGGTGCCGATGAGGTTGGCTTTGGTCTCGGCGGCATCGGCACCTTCGGCCACGCGCACCACGACGATCAGCGGCTTGGCCTGGTCAGCGATGGCATCGAGCGAGCGCTTCAGCGTGCCGCTGGCACCGGCCTTGCCGATGGCGGCATAGACGTCGGTGACCAGCACCGGCGTATCGAGAGGGAAGGTGGCGGCATCGGCATCCTCGGAGGTGGCCACCAGGCCGATCACCGCCGTGCTGACGGTGCGGATCGGTCGGGTGCCTTCGTTGATCTCGATGACGCGCACGCCGTGGTGGTAATCGGCCATTCGGGGCTCCTGCGTGGGCTGAGAGGGTCAGCGGGTGTACGCAGGTATCGTGCGGGGGCGGGCGAGGTAGGCGAAGCGGCGGCGGGTGTGGGTGGGGATGGCTACACCGCGAGCGGTGGTCGATGGTTAGCGTCACCGATCCCCCTATCTGCTATTGGGCGGAGGTCGAGATGGCTGGGCCTCTGCCCCTTATGTAGACCGTAGGGGGCCGTTGTGGCCGCCGTAGCTGGAGATTGTCGATGCTGAAATTCCTGCAGATGCTCAGTGCCGCGCTAGGTGTACTCGTTGCCCTCAGTCGGGCGGTAAGGGCGATAGCTGACTTGGTCAGAGTGTTGCGAGACCTGGATGTGTGAACTGTTACGCCCGCCAAATGGCGGGCGTAAGCATTTCGCTTGTAAGCGAATAACTAGTCGTGCTTATTCGTCAATATCCCATGTGTTGCTGACGAAATTAAAAATATATACTGGAGTGTGGCGTGTGATTTTCTTTTTCATGAATGTGTAGCTATATTTTGCCTGTATACGAACCTGGGTTTCATCTGGCATTACCCGTTCAGCGTTTATGCCAATATCCTTAAAAAGCTCTCCGGTTGTGATGTTTATATCACGTTCATCTTTTCCCTGTACAAAGCCTTTTTTCTTGCATATCCTCAAAAATTTTTCAGGCTTATTGTTGTTTACGGACCCGTAAAGTGAAATCTCAAGATCCTCGAAATCATTGTGAGTCAGGTTTATATATTTTATTCCTGTTCTGTGAATGCTGCCAGGTAGTTGGTTGTCTCTATGGGGAAGGACGGCAATAAACAGTCTTGGCATATTGGATTGAGCCAGTTGTAAACGCATTAGCCAATGCTGGAATATTAAAAAAATGCTTCCAGTTAGTGCTGAGGCTACTAAGAATAGCGTAAGATAGGCGTTGACACGCTCGGCTGAGTCTAATTGGTAGCGGGTCCCCTCTCTTATCTCCCAATAAAACAGGCCACCTGCAATCCATATGAGAATACAAGCTATGACAGGAATCCAAAATGCTTTCATTGTATCGCCTATGATGAATGCTGTGATCAGGAGAAGGCTATCACATTGGGCCAGCTTGCTGTCTATCTCTTACGCTGCCTGATGAGCTACTCCGAAAAAGGTGAGAGGTAGCCCGCCGGGTGGCGGGCTCCCCTTCAGCAGAATATGAGCCAGTAGAATACGAGCTCAAGCAATATGTGGGATAGTTCAAGTGCGTGAAGGAAAAATCTGAGCGTTTCAAAAGTCTCTCCTTGGCGAAGGGTAGATACGATTAGGCCGGCACTTCTATGGTCTTCGAAGCACCGGCCCAGGGCGAGCGAGGCGCGTTGTAGAATGGCGATTTACAACAGGCAGGCTGACATACAACAAGCCCGCCGAGCGGCGGGCCTGGTTGCTATGTCTAATAAGGGAACCAATTAGCGGGTTTGCCGTTTGGCACTACCACTCCACGGCTTCGATAGCTGCCCGCTTTGCGTCGTCGTCTAGCTGCTCGTCGGCCAGGATCGCGTCGATGGCGTCCTTCCGGTCCCAACTGCGCTGATAGATGCACTCGATGTGGGCCAGTGCAGCGAGGGCGAGCTCGTCCATTTCCACCGCGGTCAGCTCGCGGTTGATGTTGCTCAGACCGCGGAAGGTGAAGACGGCATCCGGCTGGCCGGCTGCGATCAGGCGCTGGGCCTTGGCGGAGAGCCCCAATAGATTGATTTGGTCCTGAGGGCGCGTCTGGATCACGTCAGGCTCGCCGGCAATTGTGTAATTGAGACCGGCGGCGAAGGCAGCGTCGCGAGCCTGGTCGATTTCAGAGCGCTTGCGGGCAGCGAGTCTTTCAAGCAGCTCGGGTGGTTCTTCGTCTAGCGCATCTGCCGGTGGCTCTAAGCCCAGCTCGGTGATCTCATGTCGTTGACCGTCCACGGTCCAATAAACATGACCTCGCCAGTCGGCGACGACTTCCCACGCGCTTCCAATGGCGCGCGCAGCTTCATGTTCGCCGATAGGTGGCGGCGCCTCGGTCATAGCGCTGCCGGGCACCTTGGGCTGTCGACTCATAGGGTCCAGCGGGCATTCACGCCCTGCAGGGTCGATAACGGTCTGGTCGACCGGGTTGATGTCCCAGATTAGCATAATGACCTCAAATCTTGGTTAGGTAGATAACCGCGTTGTTGCGGGGGCGAGTTTCGCTAGAAAAATCACCTTTATGAGCGCCATTTTTTTGGTTTTGTCCTTGCCTGTCCGTCACAGCGTTATATGTCTCGGAGCCATTATTAACTCCCACGTTCATGTTCGGGTATTCACTCCAGTAACCATCATTTATTCCCCAGAATCCCGGCCCAGTTATTCCCTGGCCAGTAGGAAGGCCATGGTTGTGATACTGAATAGCATGGAACTGAAGGCTGGCCAGCGACCGGTCCGGATCTATACCTCGCCCATGGTCCCAGCCACGCTTGAACTCACCACGATCATCGGGGAGGTTAAATGTTGTTGCTCCGTCGCCTGCTCCATGGACTGTACCTAAGGCACTGAAAATCCGGCGGTAGTCTTTGCGACTGATTGCGGCCCCATCGTTCTCTATATATCCCTCGGGCAGTGTTTCCGACCGCCATTCGATAACACTTCCGGGCCGTTCGCCGTGCCACTCCATCCAAACATGCGGCCGGTTAGCAATGTTGGTGGGGTCGACTCCCTGCACCTGGCCGACCTGGTCGCGGTCATAAAACTCATAGAACTGGTCGTTGCTGCCGCGCACGACCTCGCCGGTAGTGTAAGTGCGCTCAGAGTCATAGGCGGCGAATTGATATCTGCCATCGGCAATGGCTTGCTCGATCGCTGCCTTAAGCGCCTTATCCCCATCGTCGACATACTTGCGAGTGGCCAGTACTACGCTGGGGTCGATCTTGAGCTCGACGTTGGCCGTGTTGCTGACGATGAGGTGCATGCGCACCACTTGGTTGCGACCGCTGCCCTGGGCAAGCAGCGGTTTGTAGCTGGGTGGGCAGTTGGCCACCGCGACGAAGTCGCCGTCTTCGTCCTCGAGGCCGAGCTCGCGGATCCACCAGCCGCCGACGTTGGGCGGTAGCACAAGCTCGGCGATCAGGATCGCTGGGTTGGCCGGGTCGACGAAGAGCTGGTTGATGGCGGCGCGGTACACCTGGTTGACCAGCTTGGTCTGGCCTGGCTGCGGTACCGGATCTGTGCCGTTCGCGTCGCCCAGCAACATGTGGGTAAGCTTCCACGGAATTTGGAGAGCATTGGCGTTGGCTTGCTTGGCCTCGCCGACATCGGTGAGAAAGCCGCCGAAGGTGGAGTTCTGGTCAATCATGTAGGTGGATATCCATCGTGTCGTGGGAGGTAGTAGCCAGGGCCTGCCGCGTGCGGCATATCACGTCGATGTCGGGCGATTCCCAGGGCAGCACGTCGAGTTCGTCACCGTCGTTGACGGCAACGCCGACGAAGGAAGTCAGGGAGGTGCTCAGGGTGATATCGAGACCTGTGATATGGCGCGTGAGCGGTTTCGCCTCGGCGATGAGCCGCTCGAGCTCGAGGAACATTTCCTCGGTGATGCCCTGGTCGAGCACACCGATACTCAAGGTGAAGGTGCCGCGCGGGCCGGGCGGCTGGGTTTGCCACCACTCCGTGACTTCCAGCAGGTAGCCGAGCGGCTCGACGACGCGGCGCAATGCCGAGATCGTCCCTTTCTTGCGGTGAACGTAGTAGGAGCTGCGGATCACCGAGCGCTTGGTGGCTTCCGACCAGGTGGGATCCCAACGATCGACCGAGAATGCCCATGCTAAGTAGGGCAAGAGGGCGGCCGGGCAACGGTCCGGGTCCCAGAGGTCGCGCAGCGGCACCGGAACGTGCTCGATCTTCGCCAGCGCCTGGGCGGCAGATCGCTCCAGGAAGGTGGCGTTGGGTGGAAGTAACGACAGTGAATTAGCCATTGGCGCCCCCCAGCGAGATGTCGATACCGGTGCAGTAGGCGGCTTGGGTGAGGTTGCGCAGGATGTGGCCGGCTGGCGAGATCAGCTCGACGTGCTTCACGCCTTCGACGTGTAGTGATGCTTCGATGGCGTCGGTGTAGACGCTGAAGCCCAGCTTGCGCAGGGCGGCGGCATAATCGTTGGCTCGGCGTTGGGCCGCGGCCAGAATCAGTTCCTGCTCGGGGCCGTAGCCGGCGTGCAGGTGCAGTACCGCCTGGATGGCGAACTCGGTTATGTCGGCAGACTGAACCGTGACACGGTCGCACACCGGGCGCACGTCCTCCGGCGTGAGGGCGGCTTCGACGATATCGAGCAGGTCCTGCGGCGCCTCACCATTTCCCAGGCGGGAAAGCACGGTGACGAGGGCTTCGCAGGGAGCGGGGGAGATGGCTCTGGCATCGGCCACGCGGCCATCGGCGGATCTGGCGTAGAACTCATAGGCGCGGGTGGGGCCGGCGACGCTCAGCCCCTCGAAGGCCTCGGGGCCGCGTAGGCGCAGGTCCTCGTCCGGCTCCAGGGTGGGCGGTACCGGTGGCATGGCCGTCGGGTCACCGGGATCCACGGTCAGCCGTTTGACGTTGAAATTGGCGACCAGGTTGTCGAGGTCGCCGTTGCGGGCGTGAGCGATCATCACTGCCTTGGCGGCTTCATTGACCCGTTGCCGCCAGTGGAGCTCGCGATAAGCGTTCTCCTGGCAGAGCTTGGTCAATGGCTCGGATTCGAGCTCGAGCAGGGCGGCGATGCCCTGACGCTCCTCGCTGGGGTAGAGCGCGACCAGGGCGGCCTTGCGCTGGGCGAGGATCTCCTCAAAGTCGAGCGGCTCGACGACGTTCGGCGCCGGCAGGCGTGAGAGGTCGATGGGGCTGCTCATGCGCTACCTCCCAGGCCTTGACGCAGGGGCACGCTGAGATCGATAGCTTCACCGGTGTCGGTGCGCTGGGCGGTCATGTCGAGAATGAGTGAGCCGGGCTGGTCGGCCGGAGCCAGCCGGGTGATCTGGCGCACGCGGATGCGCGGTTCCCACTTCATCAGAGCGACGACAGTCGCCGAGTAGGCACGCAGGGCGGTGGCGCCGTTGAGGGGTTGGTCGATGAGCTCGGGCAGCAGCGAGCCGTAATCGCGCCGCATCGCACGGCTGCCGATTGGCGTGGTGAGTATGTCACGCACGGACTGCTGGATGTGTTCGATGTCGTCCAGGCGCCGGCCGGTGGTTGCGCTCATGCCTGCCATGTCATTCCACCTTGTAGGTTCCCGACGAGCTGCCGCCAGTCACAGATACCTCGGCGTTGGCCTGGATTTCGTCGACCACGCCGTTGGCAATGGCCTGGGCCAGCCGTTCGACCCAGCTGTGCTCGCCCTGGCGGGAGGCGCCGAGGGCGACGAGCTGGCCGGCGATGCGTTCCTTGAGACGGGACTTGTCGAGTGCCATGGCTATTTCCCCGCAGTGACCGTGGAGGAGCCGTCGCCGTGGGGCAGACCGGTGAGGTGGCAGATGTGGTCCTGGGTGACGATGCCCTTGCCGCCGTTATGGTGGATCTTGGCGGCTTCGACGTTCACGGTGCCGCTGGCCTTCACCTGGACATCACCAACGCATTCGATAGTGAGCTTGTGGGCGGCGTGGTCGTACTTCAGGCGTGTGCCGTCGGGCAGCCAGCGACCAATCAAATTGCCGTCGTCGGTGGGGGTCGGGTTGTTATCGCTGTAGATGCCGGTGAGCACCACGCCGGCGGCAGGATCGCCACCTGGCGAAAGCACCAGGACCTGCTCGCCGACCGTGGGCGGGCTCCAGTCGCGGGTGGTGCCGGCACGGGGTGAGAGCCAGGGCAGCCAGTCGGTGACGAGCTCGCCGGAGGCGACGCGCACGCGGGCACGAGCGTGATCTACCCCGTGGACGGTGCCGAGGCGGATCAGGTTGTGCAGCAGGCGCAGGAGTTCGATGGGATTCATGCCGCTATCGTGCGGCGGTAAGCTGGGCGGGCGAAGCGGTGGGGGGTGTGGTAGGAGGTTTCGACACTCATGGCATCGCTTGCCTTAGTGTGAACTGTGGTTCACACTTGCGGTCATGAAGAGTATCAGCCAAACGGAAACCTATGCTGCCTGGTTCGCCAAGCTGCGAGACCAGCGAGCGAAGGCCAAGATCCTGGCCAGGATACGCCGAGTCGAGCTCGGCAATTTCGGTGATTGCGAGCCGGTGGGCGAGGGGGTGTCGGAGCTGCGCATTCACTACGGCCCCGGTTACCGGGTGTATTTCGTGCAGCGAGGATTCGAGCTGGTGATTCTCCTGGCCGGCGGCGACAAGGGCAGCCAGGCCAAGGATATCGAGATCGCGAAGCAGCTTGCACGCGAGATGAAGGAGGTTCCATGAGCACACTACAGAAATGGGATGTCGTCGACCATCTGGGGTCCGAGGAGGAAATGGCCCTGTACCTGGAGGCCTGCCTCGAGGAGAACGATCCTGCGTTGGTGGCCGCCGCCCTAGGCGACATTGCCCGGGCGCGCGGCATGGCTCAGCTGGCTCGTGACACAGGGCTGACCCGCGAGGGCCTGTATAAGGCGCTCTCCGCCGATGGCAACCCCAGCTTTGCCACGATCATGAAGGTCATGAACGCACTCGGGTTCAAGCTCCACGCCGAGGCGTCCTGAGCAAAGGATCCCATCACGGTTCAACGCCCTGGCACACTGCGCCAGGGCGTTTTTCATTACACTCGCTGGCCAGGACGGATCAGGTGATCGATCAATAGGTCATGGATGCGCGTGCGATCTTGCGCGGTGAAGCCCAACAGCTCGCGCTGTGGGTACTCGACGGTGGGGCCGTTACGGCTAACGCGGTCGCGCAGGCCGAGCTGGTGGGTGCGGGCGATGCGCGCAACGCTGCCGAAGAAGCCGAGTACGGCGGTGTCGCCCTGGACGGTGGCCTTGAGCCACTTGGCGGTGGAGAGCTTGGCGAACATGGCGCGTCGGCGAATGGCGCCTTGCCGGCCGCGCAGCCGCTGCGGCTGGCGGGGCGCGTAGGGCGTACCGTCGGGGTTGCGCTGGGCACGGATGCGGGCGCGCTGGTTGCGGCGCAGGTCCTGGGCGATGGTACGTGCCAGGGCGCGACGCTCCCTTGCTTCTAGCTTGGCCAGCAGGGGGGCGGCCCAGTCGGCAAGCTGCTGCAGGTCGTCAGCCATGGGGTGCGTCCCATTCGGCCGCCACGCTCCACTCCTGGTCGGTGTTTTCGCGGGTAGCCAGCTGCCAGTGCGTTGCCATGCAGGCGTGGCTGGGAAAGTGGGGTAGGGAGTGTTCGGCCTGGATCGTTCCGCTGTCGCAGTCGACGCGGGCGATGACGCGCTCCGTGAGAGGAACGCGCATGGCAAGATCCACGGCGCGGTTGGCCAGGATCTCGGCTTCGAAGGTGAGGGCCTCGCTGGGGTCGAGATCCGGCTGGTACTCAGCAAGCCACTGCAGCAGCGGCAGCATGACGATATCGAGATCGCCGGTGAAGTCGGTCAGCACCAGTTGAGCGACGAAGCGGTATTCGTGGGTGAGGTCGCGGCCGCGGCGAAACTCGATGCTGCCTTCTTCAACGAAGGTGAGCAGGCGATCGGGATCCCGGTCTAGGGTCGGCACCGCATTAATCAAATGCGCGCGCAGCAGGTGCAGCTTTTTCATGGCTCGTCTCGTGACAGAGGATGATGGCGTCGACTTCGGCGGCGCATTGCGCCCAGGCGGCCTCGGTGCGCTCGAGCTGGAGGTTTAGCTCTCCGTTAGTGGTCGGCGAACTCGCCGGCAGCGTGCAGGGCGTCGGTGTCGCGCAGCGATTGACGATAAGCGTCGGCGCCGGTGACGGCGGGGCGCTTGCGCAGCCGGACAACAGCATCAGGCAGGCGAGCATCAGCCCACTCGCGCAGTTGGGTGTTTTCATGTTGGAGTTCCTGGAGTCTGGCAAGGCGTGTTGATGCAGTGCGTTCGAGCTCGGCTTTCTGCTCAGCGGTGGCACGTCGCTGGGCGTCGAGGCGGGCGGCATTGTTCCAGAGCGCGTCGATAACCAGTTGGCTTTCGTGGACTCGCTGCAGCGCTTCGGCGAGCTGCTGCTCGGCAAGCTCGGCGCGCGCCTCGGCAGCTTCACTGCGCTGCCACAGCGCCCAAGTGACGAGCACGACTAAGACGAAAACCAACAGCGCGGCGTACAGGCGCGTCATGGCTGGCCCCTTTGCGCCACGGTAGCAGGCTCGTCTAGACCGGCCAGGCAGAGCTCAAGCTCAGTGGCTCGGCGCCGAACCAGGCCGGTGAGTTTCCGGCCGCCGGCGTAAACCCAACGCGACAGCTCATGGCAGGCGCCGCGCACGTCGCCAGCATTCAGCTTTCGCAGCAAAGTCGAGCTGGCGAATTGGGTTTCGCCGACGTTGTAGACGAATGACGCCAGGGCGGCGCGGGTCTGCGGGGCGAGTTCAAGCGTGGCACGCCTGTCGAGGGCCTTGAAGGCGTCGCCTAGATCATTGGCGAGCAAGGAATCACATTCCTCGCGTGTCAGTGTCTGCCCTAGGGTGGCCGTAGCCGTGTGACCGTAGCAGATCGTGGGGATGCCGACCGGGTCTAGATAGGCGCTGGGGCGGTATCCCTCGTAGTACGAGACGACCGCTGTGGCGATGCCTAGTGCGCCGGCGGCAGAGCCAATGATGAAGCGTTGCTTAAGACTCATCGCGGCGTCCCTCCCAGTAACGGCGGAAACGGTCAATGTAGCGGGGCACGAGCAGACCGATCTGCAGAACCAGATAGAGCAGCGTCAGGATCGTGACCCAGTCGGCGGGCGTCATACCGCCGACGTGCATCAGCGAGACGATGGCGGGTGGTGCGGCTTTGGCACTCTCGGTGGTGATTTCGAAGGACTGGCTCATGGGGCCTCTGCGTATTGGCGCGGCTCGGGCGCTGTCATCAATCCCACAACTGCACGGCAGGCGGGCGCTGGGGAGTCGGTGTGAGGTCGGGGAGGCGCACCGCGGTGCCCTGGGGTAGCACGGGGCCGAGCGTGGCCAGGCCGGGGTTGAGCTCGAGCACACGCTCGGTGATGCCTTGGGTACGGCCGAAGTGGCGGTAGCAGAGGGCGTCGACCGTGTCGTTCTGGTGGGCGTGGACGGTACGCGGCATCAGATCAACTCGACGGTGCTGTGCGGCCGGCCTTCGATCTCGGCAATGGCCCAGACGGCGTCGCGGCGATAGCTCTCGGCAGGGTCCACCAGGCGCTCGGCGCGATCCCGGCCGCTGTTGGTGGCATCGAAGTCGGCGTAGCGCTCGATCAGGCTGGCGTGGGCCATGGAGTAGACAGCGCGCTGGTAGAGGCCGAGGTAGACGCCGGGTGCCTGCCAGATCGGCACCGGTACCTCGGCTACCGTGGCGTGGCCGGCCGCGACCTGGCGGGCCTGCCAGTCGCGCAGGTTGCGGTTGACCGTGGCGACGGCGGCGAGCAGGGCGCCTTCGAGCCGATCGGCGGTGACGGTGCCGTCCAGGCGGTGCCGGGAGCGAAAGTCGGCCGGCACGATATCGGGCCAGAAGCCGTTGTTGGCGATGGCATCGGGATCCTGACTGCTGGCGGTACCGGTGGAAACGAAGCTGTTCATCGGCTCTCCTGGTTAGGAAGGGGGTGGGCGGCTTGCACCTCAAGTAGGAAGCCTTCGGTGCCGGCCGCGCCCCCTTGGCGTCGGCGGTCGACTCGGTCAGCCGCTGGGCTGTACGGTGGTGGTTTTCTTGAGCTCCCGGGCGATCTGCTCGAGGTCACGCTTCACGCCTACGCGCTCGTTCAGTTCGATCGCGCGCGTGAAGTGCTGCTGGGCCAGGTCGAGCTGACCTGCGGTGCGCGCGGCGTAGCCCAGCGATTTGTGGAGCTTGGCGCGGATCTGGTCGTGCATGTCCGCGCCGGCGGAGAGGGTTTCCACTTCGCTGAGCAGGTCGAGCAGGGTGGTGGCATTGCTGCTTTCAGCCTCGAGCTGCTTGAGTGCCTGCTCGGCGACTTCCTCGGCGATGACGGCCGCCGTTCCACGCTCGAACTGGTCGGGCGGGTTGAGGCCATGGGCGAGGGCGTAGCGGGCGATCTCGACGGCGCCGGCCAGGTCGCCGGCGTCGATGCGCCAGAGCATGACGCGCATGAGTATGTCGTCCTGGGCGCCCTGACCGCGCTCGAGCACGCCGGCAACGTAGTCGGCGTACTGGGGCAGGATCTCGCGCTTGATCTCGGCCTTGCGTTCCATGGACTGAGTTGCCTTGAGGCGGCGGTAGTCCTCGAACAGGGCGGCCTGCATCAGCTCGTAGGCGTCGCCCTGCATGGGCTGTTCGCCGGCGTCAGCCGCAGCGAGGGCTGCGGTGACGCGCTGGAAGTGACGGCGGGCGGGGCTGGTCATGGCGCTGCGTTACTCCCCGCTGGTGAAGTCGTCGAGCTCGATGTTTTCCACCAGGCAGCCGGCGCCAAAATCTTCCACCACGTAGGCGTCGTTCGAGCTCTCGTAGTTTTCGATGCGGTTGCGCTTGGGATTCTCGCTGACGTGGCGGCGGCGGGCGCCGTTCTGCCAATAGATCGAGAGGTTGTCGAGCGTGGTGACCATGAGGGCGTTGTCTGGGAAGAAGGGCACGTCCATGCCCTGCAGGCCACCGATGCGCTTCTGACTAATGACGACATCGGCAGCCATCTGCTCGCTGGGCGGTTGCTCGGTGTTGAGCAGCGGGAAGTACTTGTCGGACATGAGATTGCGGCCGACCAGCACGACCAGGCCCGGCACGCGGCGATACCAGGGCTCGATCAGGCTGTGCACGGCGTCGTATACCAGGGCGTCCAGGTTTAGGTAGTCGCCGCCCTTGCCCACGCGCACCTTGCCGGCGATGTTGCCTGCCTTCATCACGCGAGCCTCGGCGTGCAGGCGGTACTGCTGGAGCCAGCCGATGTTCACGTCCTGCAGCATGGGGTTGGTAGCACGGTTGGTCTGAGCCGCGGCAGTGATACCGTTGAAGCCGATCGCCATGCGGTCCAGCGCCTGCTGACGCACGATGGCGTCACGGATCATGGCCTGGAAGTTGGGGAACTTGGCCCAGGCGTCGATCTTGTTGTAGCCGAGATGGGTGTCGAACTCGGTGAAGCGGCACTCGTAGCCGTGCGGGTCGAGGGTGGTCAGGTCACGAGTCTCACGATCCTTCTGGCTGACGTCGGTACGCCCGGCGATGGGGCCAGAGATGCCGAGGCCGAGCTTCTCGCCCTTCAGCTCATCGACGCCGATGATGTTGATCCGCGAGAGGAAGTCGCTCGATTCCTGGATGCGCTTTTCTAGGCGCTGCTGGATGGTCGGATCCACGGCGAACTTCTGGGTGGCATCCGGCACGCCGTTGAGCTTGGCCACCTGGGCGGTGAATTGGTTGAACAGTACGCGAGTATCGTTGCGCATGAGCGGGTCGGTTCCTTAGCAGTCGGTGACCATGCCGCCGTCGGTGCCGGTGGCGCGGGAGCGGTGGTGCTGGGGGGCGGGTTCGTTGTCGAGTCGGGTGAACAGCTCGTCGAAGCGTTGCTGCAACTTCTCGTGAGCGGCCTGCAGGGTGCTGAAGGCGTCGCCGGTGGGGCGCTTTGCCAGCTCGCCTTCGAGTGCGGTGTGCTTCTCGACAAAGAGTGCGAGGGTCTGTTGCAGATCGGCCTGGAAGGCTGCGAGCTCATGCTTGTGCTTGCCGCTGTGCTTGCTGAACAGCGCTTTCACGGTGTCGAGCAGGCTGGCACCGCTCTCTTCCGTCCGCTCTTCGGTGAAGTCGAGTGCGGTCTCGATAGCGGCGGAGAATAGGTTCTCGGGGCGCTGCTTGCGCGCGGCCAGCGGAGAGTTCTGCCCCTGCTCGGCACTGAACTTGAGCATCGAGGTGCCGAGCGAGGCGGGGGTGTCGGTGACGGCCAGGCCTACCAGGTAGGCTTCGCCGCTATCCGCGAAGTCGGGGTCGACCTCCATCGACGTGTAGACCTTCTGGCGCTTCTGGACCATGGCCTTGAGTTCGTCGGTGGGGTCGATCTCGGCGAACAGGGCCAGCTTGCCGTCGTCGCCCTTTTCCGCTTTCAGCGCGGTGACATCACCGTAGGCCTTGAAAGGGCTGTCGGGCAAAACGCCCTTGATGTGTTCCAGGTTGATGCGGCAGCCGTACTTGGCCGGACTGAAGTTCTTGGCCATCTGCGTGAGCCACTCGGCCGTGATGGTGCGTCCATCCGTAGTGGCGCCTTCGGTTGCGATGCGATGCCAGGGCATGAGGGGTCCTCGGCGGGGAGTTGTCTGGGTGCGGTGTGCTAGTGCCGTCAGGTTCCGCGCCTCGGGAAAGAGGCTCAACGCGCAGCGGGTGTGGGAGGCGTGGCTTACACCAGGCCCGCCGCTATGGGCCTCGCGCGCGCGGGTACGCTGGGCGGCATGACGACAGCCGCCTCCGATCTGGCCAACCTCGACGCTTCACGCCTCTCTGCCCGTCACCTCTACTGGATGGGGTGGCGTATCGCGCGTATCGCCGAGCACCTGGACATTCCCCGGGCCACCATCGATAGCTGGAAGAAGCGCGACGGCTGGGACGAGGCCTCGCCTAGCCAGCGGGTGGAAGGCGCGCTCGAGGCGCGCATGGTCCAACTGATCTGGAAGGAGCGGAAGGAAGGGAAGGACTTCAAGGAGCTGGATTTGCTCGGTCGTCAGATCGAGCGCCTGGCCCGGGTCCACAAGTACGAGCGCACCGGCAAGGAGACCGACCTCAACCCCAACATCGAGCGGCGCAATGCCGGCGAGAAGCGCAAGCCGGCGCGCAACGATGTGGGCGACGAGGGAGTGATCCAGATCGTCGAGGCCTTCGAGGCCTCGCTGTTCGACTACCAGCGCGCCTGGTACCGGGCCGGCCAGCATGAACGGATCCGCAACCTGCTCAAGAGCCGCCAGATCGGGGCCACTTGGTACTTCGCCAGGGAAGCGATTGCCGACGCGATGGAGACCGGCAAGAACAAGATTTTCATGAGTGCCAGTAAGGCCCAGGCGCATATTTTCCGGCACTACATCGTGCAGTTCGTGAAGGAGCTTACCGGCGTCGAGCTGAAGGGTGATCCGATCATCTTGGCTAACGGTGCAGAGCTCCATTTCCTCGGCACGAATGCCAAGACGGCGCAGGGCTATCATGGCGACACGTTCTTGGACGAATACTTCTGGATTCACGGCTTCGAGCAATTCCGGAAGGTGACCAGCGGCATGGCCATGCACAAACGCTGGAAGCAAACCTACTTCTCGACGCCCTCGAGCGTGGCCCACGAGGCCTATCCGTTCTGGACCGGTGACCGCTTTAACAAGCGGCGCAAGAAGTCCGAGCGGGTGACGATCGACGTCAGCCACGCCGCGCTGAAGGGCGGGGCGCGCGGCCCGGATGGCCAGTGGCGCCAGATCGTGACGATCGAGGATGCGATCGCCGGCGGCTGCGACCTGTTCGATATCGACCAGCTCCGGCTGGAGTACTCCGACGACGAGTTCGCGAACCTCTTGATGTGTGAGTTCGTGGACGACACCCAGAGCGCCTTCCCGCTGGCCATGATGCAGAAGTGCATGGTCGACAGCTGGGACGTGTGGCGGGACATCAAGCCGTTCGCACCACGGCCCTATGGGGAGTTTCCGGTCTGGGTCGGCTATGACCCGGCCGGCGATGGGGAGGATGGCGATGGGGCGGGGCTCGTTGTCGTCGCTCCGCCACGCACGGCCGAGGGCAAGCATCGCGTACTCGAACGGCACCGCATCAAGGGGCGCGACTACGAGGCCCAGGCGGAGTTCATCCGCGGCGTGACGCGCCGCTACAACGTCACCTTCATCGGCATCGACACCTCGGGTCTCGGCGAGGCCGTGGCACAGTTGGTCGCCAAGTTCTTCCCCACCGTCACGCGGTACCGCTACACGCCCGAGGTCAAGGCGCGCTTGGTGATGCAGGCGCAGCAGATCATCAACAAGGGGCGGCTGGAGTTCGATGCCGGCTGGGCGGATCTCGCTCAATCCTTCATGGCGATCCGGCGCGAGCTCACCGCCTCGGGCCGCCACCTGACCTACACCGCAGGGCGCAACAGCCAGACGGGGCACGCCGATCTGGCGTGGGCCACGATGCACGCCCTGCACAACGAACCGCTGGACGGGCCGGTTTCCTTCGGTACCGGGCGATCAATGATGGAGATGTACGGATGAGCGAGACGCTTGTCGAGAAGCCCCGGGTGCGCGTGCCGGCCTATCGTGTCGAGGAGCAGACCACAGCGGCACCGGCTCGTGCAGAGGCCTTCAGCTTCGGCGATCCGGTACCGGTCATCGATGGTTACGATTTCTTCTACACCGGCTGCTGGATGATGGGCACCGAGTGGTACGAGCCGCCGGTGGACTTCCCTGCATTGGCGCAGACCTATCGCGCCACGGCGCACCATGGATCGGCGATCCAGGTGAAGCGCAACATCCTGGTCCGTTCGTTCATTCCGCATCGGTTGCTCAGTCGGCAGGCCTTCAGTGCGCTGGTGACCGACTACTTGGTCTTCGGCAACTGCTACCTCGAGCGGATCTGGGGTCGCCTGGGCAAGCTGCTCGAGCTGCGTCCGGCCAGGGCCAAGTACGTGCGTCGTGGCGCCGACCTGGAGCGTTACTTCTGGGTACCCAACTGGTCGGATCGCAGCGAGTTCGCCGCCGGCAGTGTGATCCACCTGCTCGAGCCGGATCTCAACCAGGAGGTCTACGGCGTGCCGGACTACCTGGGCGCGCTGCAGTCGATCTACCTCAACGAGAACGCCACGCTGTTCCGCCGCAAATACTACCTCAACGGCTCTCACGCCGGCTTCATCATGTATGTCTCCGACGCAGCGCAAAACCAGGAAGACATCGATGCAATGCGCACGGCCCTGAAGGAGAGCAAGGGCGTTGGCAACTTCCGCAACCTGTTCCTCTACTCGCCGAACGGCAAGAAGGACGGCATCCAGATAATTCCGATCAGCGAAGTGGCCGCCAAGGATGAATTCGCCGCGATCAAGAACCTGACGCGCGATGACCAGCTCGCCGGCCACCGCACGCCGCCGCAGCTCATGGGCATCATTCCCAACAATACCGGTGGGTTCGGCGATGTGGAGAAGGCAGCGCGGGTGTTCGTGACCAACGAGCTCGAGCCGGTGCAGGCCATCTTCACCGAGATCAACGATCGCCTGGGGGAGGAGGTGGTGCGGTTCCGACCGTACTCGCTCGAACCGACCTGAAAAGAAAGCGCTCGCAGCCGAAGCTGCAAGCGCCTGTCGCTCATGAATCGTCCCTGATCCTGTGGAGCTTCCTACTCCCTGACCGACAACGAGAGGATAACCAAAAACTGGATAAATGAACAGGTATCAAGGATGCAATCGAAACCGATTCTCCCATGGATGGGAGGCAAGCGACGCCTGGCCAAACAGATCATACCGCTGTTTCACGAGCACACCGCCTACGTCGAGCCCTTCTGCGGTGGCGCCGCGGTGTTCTTCATGAAGCCCCCTAGCCAGGTCGAAGTGATCAACGACGTGCACGGTGAACTGGTCAACCTGTACCGCGTGGTCAAGCATCACCCCGACGAGCTCGTTCGGCAGTTCCGCTGGGGGCTGGTGAGCCGCGAGGAGTACCTCACCCAGCGTGAGATCGACCCTCGCCACCTGACTGATATCCAGCGCGCGGCCCGGTTCTTCTATCTGCAGAAGCTGGCGTTCGGTGGCAAGGTGGCGGGGCAGACCTTTGGAACCTCCGCCACCAGCCCACCGCGCCTGAACCTGATGCGGATCGAGGAGGATCTCAGCACGGCGCACCTACGCCTGGCCCGCACGGTAGTGGAGCATCTGGACTGGGCCGAGTGCATGCGGCGCTACGACCGGCCGGGTACGCTCTTCTACCTGGATCCGCCCTACTGGGGCACCGCTGGGTACGGCAACGACTTCGGGCTTGAGCAGTACCACCTGATGGCCAGCCTGGCCCGCGAAGCCAAGGGGCAAGTTGTCATCAGCGTCAACGACGTGCCTGAGATGCGTGAAGCCTTCGAGGGCCTGACGATCCACACCACCAGCATCCGCTATACCGTTGGCCGGGAAGCAACCGACCAGCGAGGGGAGCTGATCATCACTAACCGCTGACCAGCGCCCACCTCTTCCATCAGCCGCCCAACCGGGCGGCTTTCTCATGCCAATCCGATCAGCCTGACAGGCGGAGCACGCCCCCTGGCGCGCCGTCGACTCCCCGCCCCGCCTGCGCGCTAAACCTGTCGCTTTTTGGGCACCCATGCAGCGGAGCGGAAGCCGCACGGATCCTGGGCCCTCTGGCGATTGCAGCTGGTCCTGAAGTCTTGCGGAATCATGCGAAATTGACCGACCTGCCAGGACTTCGAAAAGCACGAAGAGATGAGAGTGGCTCTCAGGAAGGTGGGGGGTGTTCGGAAAAAGGTAATAACGGTTAGGTCGGTGAAAATCGTATGTAAGCCATTGTTTTAAAAAGGAGTTGTCATTACCTCTCAGGGGTTAGAAAAGGTAATGAAAAAGGTAATGGATTTCTAAGTGACTGAAAAATAGTGATTTCTTCATAGCCCAAAATCACCCAAGGCAGGGGTAATGGCATTACCTCATCATTACCTTTTTATTACCTTTTTAGAATTCCATATTCTCTTTATAATTCAATTGATTGCGATGGGTTTGTGGAGCTCATTACCTTTCTTACCCTTTTCCGGACCCCCCACCAATTTTGGCGATAGGCCAACCACGCGCCCATGCATGCGCGCGTCATACATGCGCGTCATTCATTCATCGTGCTCTATCAGTTGTTGAGCTCGTGCCGGCGGGAGTCTAGGGGGGATTGCTAGGATGTGTTGGTACTTTTTTGGCACTAGAGGGCTGAAAGCCGCGTGATATCTAGAGTGAACTCCGATCCATCATCGGCGCCACGGAGAACGTTCTATCCAGCGCAGGGCGCGTTGTGCCAGTATCCATGCGGGTTGTGGGGGTTGCCTTCTCAGTCATAACTGTTCATATTTACAGTGGTTGGCGCCGGTTTTTCACGGTGCCTTGTCACAATTTTGGCACTCCGCGCCGCTGGAATTTGTCACATTGGGGGAGCGAACGTTGGCGACGATAGTCAAGCGGCCGCGAAAGGGCGGCAGTTTCTCATACCAGGCGAGGATCCGCATCGCTCGGCGTGGACAACCAGACTTCACCGAGTCGCGAACGTTCCCCAAGAAAGCCATGGCGGAAGAATGGGCCAAGCGCCGCGAGCTGGAACTGATGCAGCCCGGCGGCATCCTGACGGCTAAATGGCGAGGCGTCAGGCTCACCAGTCAAGGCAACTTCTGCGAATCACCAGCGGGGTACACGGGGACTGGCAGCATCTGGGTGTCGGTGCGGATGCTGCCGCTGAGGTATGACCGATCCGCTCTTCTTGGGTGATGCGAGCCTCGAACCATGGTAGACCCAGACCTGACAGACCGAGAATACTCTGGCATTTGGTGCACCTTTATATGCAGAACTCATGAACGTTAGGTAGTGAGCCAGGCCGTGAACCGACCCGGCTCTGTCTAAGTGCGAAACTGCTCAATCCCACTTAAGATTAAAGGGCATCGGATAAATTTGTGTACTCGTTATATGCATCGATAAATCCCATAGCGGAAAAGACGAATGAGATATCCTCCACTGTTCTCACTTCCACAGAACGACTTGTTCTGAATTGCTCAACGAGATATTCGCTACCTTTTGCGGTAGTGGCATGAAAATAGTTCCACTCTCCATGGCATTGTTGCGAATACTTCACTAGGGTGCCGTTAACGTAAAGGGGATCATGGTCGAGGATTCTCTCGCCATACTCCGCGCAATGGTCAGGCTGAAGCGCTTTCAGGTAGACTCGGATGTTCCCGGCATGAGAGATCGCCAATGTCGCAAACAAACCGCCATGGACCGACTCCATGACGGCATACTGACCTTCAACCGTTTTGTACCACTCCTCCATTCGCTCGTCTGACATCGCCAGGCTAGGGGTGGCTAAGGCAGCTATAAGAGCAATGATCCACTTTTTCACACGCAAGTCCTCATGATGAATGCGCTTGTCTCATCGGCAGGTCAATGCAAAACTTTAGTTTGCTATCGATCATCTTCCCTTTGTTTGCCAGCGTGATCGCAGCCTCCCCCATGTGGTCCGCTAGCTCGCGGTACGGTGGGGGTCTGCTTCGTCACTGGTTTGATGTTTGGACAGCGGTGCGTTCGCCGAGCCTGCGCCTCTCGAAGCCTTCTGATGGGGTCGGGAGGGAGTTACGCTTGGCAATTTCCGATGGTGGTTCAGCCCAGTCTGCATTTTTTGTTATACATGCAAGGCAGGCCGCGGCAGCTAGACAAGGAAGATGCAGGCTGAGGAGTGGAGGCATCTGCAAAAACCGTTAATTCCCTACATCTGGTGAGATTCACGTCGCGCAGCATGGCTCGGACCCAGTCGCGCCATGGAAGGGACGCAACGTAACGATACGTAAGTCATGGTGACGGGCATGGTCTGCACCTTGGCGTGAGCTTCTGAGCAAAGGCATTGCCTTGAGAAGAAACGCTCTTATAATCCCGACTCGAGAGGACGACCTCTCTCCATACCGGGCATACACTTCGGGACGGCCCGAGAGAAGTAAAGGAGCCGCGATGTCTTGGGTGCTTCTTGGGCTGGCCGGACTGCTTGAAGTCGTGTGGGCGTTCGCCATGAAACAATCCCACGGTTTCACGCGCCTGTTGCCGACGATCGTGATGCTGGTGACGATGGTGGGGTCGTTCGGGTTGCTGGCGGTTGCGATGCGAAGCCTACCGCTGGGTACGGCCTACATGATCTGGACCGGCATCGGAGCCGTCGGCTCCTTTGTCGCTGGCGTATGGTTCCTGGGGGAGGCCATATCTCCTCTGCGTGTCTGTGCCGCCCTGTTAATAGTGGCCGGCATCGTGACCATGAAGGTCGCCACCTGA